TTGTAATCAATCATGACCGTCTTAATGTCATAGCCTTGGCTTCTTAGCTCCTCAATACGCGAGGCCAGACGGAAGCAACCAAAAAGGTTAAGCGCCTCAATCTGTGTTATAGCCTGACCTGTTTTCAGGTGGTTTAGTATTCTTGATTTCTGACTCATTTATATCACTCCCTATATAGGTCTAAACGCCGGCAAATATCATCAATGCTTTGTCGGCAACGGAATGTAGAAAACTTACCATCATATTTGCCCCTAACACGCGCATAACTTTGCCCTTTCTTTATTTTCCATCCATCTTTTTGCGCGGCTTTTATTTCGATTAACTCCTCAATCGTGCACTCGTCGAATAAATCCTCGAAAGATTCTCCCCGCAACCATTCGCAAGCATCACAATGATAATCCCTTCCGGCTTTATGTATAGTTACGTCGCTAAATTCCCACATATCATTCACCAGTTAGTGTTGTGAACATCCATTACAGCATCGGTAAGTGCTGCGCGGTTATCTGCTTTGCTTGGTTGCGGTTGTACAGGTACAGCGTACTGACGCTCTATAAACTTTTCTACGTTTTCACCATTACGGCAAATCAAAGTAAGATCATCATAGCGCTCACCTCGGTCATTCATACCCATATGGAAAGGTGAGTTACCACAACCCTTAATGGCTGAACAAAGTTGGTTAACAGTGTAGCCATCTTTCATCCTTGCCTTAATCACCTTTTTGCGATTATCAGTTAGCTTACAATTCTGTTTACCAAGAACTGATTGCCAACATTCAAAAACAGAATTTATGTCGATAGACATATCTTGGTTAATTGATAGGTTAGTAGAGTGATAGGTTCTGGGTGCGAGATTTTCACTAGGGGGTAGTGCAGAATTTTCACTAGGGGGTGCGAGATTTTCACTAGGGGGTGAAACTGGCTCACTAGGTATGCGCAAGTGATAGATGTTTGAGCTATTACCCTTAACACCTTTTCTGTGCTCAATTGATACTAAGCCCTGATCTGCTAACGCAGACATATGCGTCATAACAGAGCGCTTACTCATTTCGCACACGTCAGCAATATGCTGGTAGCTAGGAAAGCATCGACCATTATCATCGGCTATATCTGCCATCATCATTAGCACCAGCTTACGGCCTGCGCTACCTGTCCTGATAGGTTTGGCCTTAGCCATCATCGTGAAGCTCATTTGATAACCTCCATTAAACCCTCTGCCATCCAATCATCTAGGTCATTAATATCGTAACGCACAGTGCGCTCACCCATGCGATAGAATCGTGGTGCCTTGTGACCAGACAACAAGCCAGTGTTACGAGCATTGCTTAATGTGTTTTCAGAAAACCCAAGGTACTCTGCCGCCTGCTTACTTGTTAAATATCGTTGTTCCATGCTTACCTCCATTGATTAATACCGGCATTGTATCAGCACATCAAAGTATAAACAAGTACAAAAAAGTTTACTAAAGTATTTGACACTGGAAATTATTTCCTTATAATGGGCAGTGTAATTAATCAAATGTAAGGAAATAAAGATGAGTAAATTAATCGCATGGGATACATTTCTACGTCTTGCTGAGCAAGCCATTCAGGTTGGCGAGTATACTGCCTACCCAATGCCTACCAGTATTTATTTTGAGCATGACGAGCTGGGTGACGAGGATAGCATGTCTGTTACTCTCGACCTCTTAACAGTCATTGATTGTGAAGGCTTCTTCTGCCTTGAGGAAAACAAAGAGCAGATTGAGTGGCTAAAGAGCTACGGTATCGACACTAGCTGGTTAGGCGCTTAATAATAAATAGGGGCTTCGGCCCCATAGGAGACAACCATGAACACAATATTCGATACACCTAATCTAAGTGGCGGCAATCCTTTTGTCGCTTCACCTGTGACCCCTGACGAGGCGCTAGCATCAGACTATAAGCTAGGCTGGCTAGACTGTGAGCGTGGCTTAGGCGCGCGTCCTGATATGTCACCAGACTACTATGACGGTTATGGTCGCAGCTATGAGCAAGCAGAAGCCGCAGCCAACATTCAATACAAGAGGATTTAATATGTCTATTCACATCAAACTAGCTACCATACAACGCCACCTTAAGGCACCGAAAGGCCAGCGTAATAGCTTTGGTAAATACAACTACCGTAGCTGCGAGGATATTGTAGAAGCGGCTAAGCCTGTAATGTCCGACGCTGAATGCTCACTAACCCTATCCGACGAGATTGTTGAGGTAGGTGGTCGCGTGTATGTAAAGGCCACGGCTACACTACATAACGCATCAATAGATGCCGTAGGCTCTATCACTGAGATTAGCGTTACAGGGTTTGCGCGTGAGGCGGTATCCAAAAAAGGCATGGATGAAGCACAGATAACTGGGTCAGCATCATCATACGCTCGCAAATACGCCCTTAACGGCCTGTTTGCTATAGACGATACCAAAGATGCGGATACAGACAACTATCAGCACCAGCAGCAAAACTCAAAGCCTGAGCCTGCAAATGCGACTACAGCCAAGAGCATCAACGCAATGCGCGAGGCAATAGCAGAGACTGACCCTAGTAGCTGCCTTGAAGCGTGGGGCGAACTAAGCAAGCAAGAAAAAAGCGCAGTATGGAAACAATTTAGCAAGACAGAACAAGTAACTATTGAAGATCTACTGAAAGTAGCGCGAGGAGAATAACATGAGCGAATCACTATACGAGCTAAGCAGCGATTATCAACTAACCCTTGATAACCTAATGGACATGCTAGACGCTGGCGACATTGATGAGCAGGCATTCCTAGACACAATGGAAGGTATTGAGGATGAGGTGAAAGCTAAGGCTACAGCAGTGGCCTCATACATCCTTAATATGCGCTCACTAGCGGCAAACATTAAAGAGGCTGAGGCTAACATGGCGGCACGCAGAAAGTCGCTAGAATCGAAAGCTACGCGCTTGAGTGACTACTTGCTATCAAACCTTGAGGCGGCTGGCATTCCTGACGTACAAACACCGCTATTCGCTATCAAGATTAAGAAGCTGCCACCATCGGTTGTTGTTGCTAAAGATGCTGTACTGCCTGACAACTTCATTAATCGAAAGGTAACAGAGACACCAAACAAGGTGGCGATAAAGAATTACCTAAAAGAAGGTAACGAGTTGGCTGGTGTTGAGCTGGTTTCTGGCAAGCGATTAGAGGTTAAATAAATGCTACTAGAACGACAATACTCAGACCCTAAGCAGCGTTACGCACACATGAAAAAGCAGCAGGAGCGTACAGGCACTAATGATGTTGATACTCTGCGAAACTTAAAGAATGAAGGCCGCAAGGCTGAGGCTCACAATAAGAGTATCACCGAGTCAGAAAAGCAACGCCACGTTAAGCGCAGGGTAAACGAGGATAAGCTACTGGCTAGAGAGCTAGGCATACCATACGAGGAGCTAGTTAAGGGTGATCGTGATGTTTAAGATGGATGAGAACGGCATTAAAGCTATGGTTGATAATAAGAACATCAACCATGTGCTTGAGCAAATGAGAGCCGCGCTTAATAAAGCTGTATGGACGGGGCCAATGTTTATTGAGGCGGTGCGTGAGAAAAAGACTCGCACTCAAGAGCAGAAGTATCACGCCATGATTAATGACATTGCTGAATCTGTATATCTGACAGGCAAGCAGTATAGCGCTGACGTTTGGAAAGCTAAGTTGGTTGATGATTTTGAGGCAGAGTATGAATCAACTATGGGTCACGGTTTAAAGCATGGCGGTCAATGGACTATGAATATTACAAACCAATACCCGATACGCATACGCCCAACGACAACCAAGTTTCTCAAGCTTGAGGCATGTATGTTTGTCACCTACCTGTACAAGAAAGGTGCAGAATTTGGAGCAGTATTTAGTGATGATTCAATGACCTATTACGAGGAGGCAATAGAGTATGTCAAAAGCAAGCGCAATCCGTAAATCAGCAAAGGGGCAAGACTGCCAAGTAAGGCTAAACGGTATCTGTAATCATAATCCTGAGACAGTCGTGCTAGCCCACCTAAATGGCGCTGGCATGGCTATGAAGCATGATGATATGTTTGGCGCATATGCTTGCTCAGATTGCCATGACGCTATAGACAGGCGACATAATAGAGCGCTTGAGCGAGACTATGTGCGACTAGCCCACCTTGACGGGATGGTGCGTACACAGAAAATATTACTAAGCATGGGGTTAATTAAGTTATGAACACTACAGAATACCGTGACTACATCAAGGAAAATGGATTTACTCAGGCTGAGCTAGCAAAAAGACTTGGCATAACCGATAGAACTGTAAGAAAATACTGCTCCCCTCAAAACGTAGACCCAGTGCCACCAGTTGTGGTCATGGCTACACGGTATTTAATAGAGTTAAAATGAATTGGTTTGATGATGATTGTGAGCGCATTGAGGTATTTATCTCTCTCGCGCTCTCTTTAGCAGTAGTATGTGTTGGTATGTGGTTATCGTAGCAGGTAAAACATAAGGCTAATAACGCCAGTTAGGATGGCACCATTAACTATCTTAACAAACCAAGTGTTGTCGCCAGTACGGCCCTCGACTTTGGTTAGCCGAACTTCTTGGTCGTCCTGCTTTTCTGAGTGACGGTTGAGGCGCTTCTCATGCGTATCAAGGCGGTCAGTTACAGCCGCCTGCTTTTCCTCAATACGAATGACTGAGCCAACCAAATCTGTTAGCTTGTCCAACTTATCTTCAATCCTATCTAGTCGTTGCTCTGACATTAACATTAAACTCTACACATGTTTTTGGTTATTTACTGAAACGCGCTAGAGCAGCACCAGCAATCTTATCTAACTGACGGGCGGCAAAGTAGAAACCAAACACAAGCATAACAGCTCCCGTCATACTCTCAGCACCACTTTGCATAACTTGCGCGGATTGTAGTAGCTTGTCAGCAGTAGACTTGCTAACAATATCACCAGCAGTATTAATTATAGGCTGGTCACTCACCCACGGCATCATGGCAAGCATGATTTGCGCAATGATAATTTGCACCAGCCAAGTCATTGTTACGGATACAGCAATAAATCTGCGAGTTAGATTTTGCCCTTGAGTGGCTTCCATCCAAGCGACAACTTGGTCAAACGCCTTAGTCTTAGCCTCAGCCTTTTCCTCGTCGCTGTAATGTAGCGCATCAAAAGCATTGGCTACAGTATCAACGGTTTTAGTGATAGCCTTGTCAGACCCAAACATTTTACCAATAAAGCCGAGCATGTTAGTTATCCTTTAAAAGCCTATTTCTATGAATACCTGTTTTTAACGAGGCATCCCTAATGCTTCGATACCAAACGCCATCAACAGTTATTGGTATACATTTCTTGTGCGGCCTATTAAATGCATCTTTGACGTTATCCTCAGCAGTAAGCCACTCTAAATTAGCTGCCTTATTGTTAAATTTATCGCCATCTTTATGATTCACTGTAGGGCGACTATATGGATTAGGCACAAAGCATTCCGCTACCATCTTATGAATCATTAATGTTTTACTTTTGCCATCAATAGTAATATTGAAACGCTTGTAACCATACTTATCTAGTCGGCAAGCTCTTACTTGCTTACTATTAATATGTCTTACTTGACCATCACTACTTACACAGTAGTTTTGGTAAACGGGATGAGTCACCCACATTTTACACCTCTACTAATCTTCTAACTGGAAATGCGGCATGTCAATAAAATTAACAAAATGGCCACCCCAACTAAGCTTAACGCCAAGCTGACTAGCAGCCTGTAATATGGCACATGCTACCATCGACAAGTGCGGTTGCGACCAATCAGCCTTGCCATTCACATAGGCACACACATCAATAGCGCGCCCTGTTTGATGATAGGACTTGTTAACTCTGCCATCTGCCTTACTCTTACCGCCAACAAATAGCTTTAACTGTTCTTGCTCTGTACGCAGGCCACCATATTGCGGAATGCTAAAGTCTACCTTGGTGATAATGATAGCCAGCTCTAGCACTTTGATTAGATCAGGGTGTATGCCAGCCATGCGCTCACGCGAGGTCTTGCCGAAACTAAAAGGCATTTATACAACTCCTGTAATTAATAACAAGACAGCGCCACCAGCAGCAATAACGCCTGCGATAGTTATACCTATAATTGCGTAATTCACATTTTCCTCCCTGCGCATGCGCTTAATGGCAGCCCTGCGTTTTGCTTGACGCTCACGCTCTATGGTGTCTCTAGCATCCTGTAAGGCTTTTTCCTTTACAGCCTCTTTGTGCTGCGCCCACTGCTTTAGTTCTTCACCCTTGAGAAAGGCTAACATGATCTGGTCAACTTCTTTCTCAAAGCGCTTGAAAAGAATGCTGTTAATGAAAGCATCCGTACTCAAATCATTATTCTTTTCGTCTACCTCGGCATAGGCATCAACAGTAGCCTTGTTGTCAATAAACTTGCTAGCTGCTGTCCACGCTTCACCAAAGTTGCTACCAGCTTGCTTTACTGTGGCATAGGCCGCATTAGCAGCCTTGATGGCGGTAAGAACTGTGGTGGCTGCTGTGAACAGCTCCATTTATTACTTAATCCTTTGCCTCAATCGGCTTCTGATCCCAAAGCATCCAGCCAGTAGCAATATATTTATCTGTGGTGTACACAGGGTTGCCTCGGTGTATGTGTGTAAAGAACGCAGGAAAAATAACCAGATTACCTTTTTTTGGTTGATTCCTAAGCCCTTGATTAAGGAACTCTGTCTCACCCTCACCATCTGGTACGTCATTCAAGTACACCAGATAGTTCAGTAATCGCCTCAAGTAAGTGGCGTTGTCACCATTTTGTTCACTATGAAATTGATAGTAACCACCACCCTTTGTGTGGTCATACTTCTGAACCTTGATATTGTGGGGTGTACAATACACCTCATCATAAACACCAACATCCTTTAGGTATTCGTCAATGTATGGCTGGAGCATTTCAAAGAAGCTAGTAGCTATCTCGGTTCGGATTGTCACGTCTTTCTCAGAGGTGTCTTTCTCCCACTCATCCATGAACACAGCCTTGTCTCTACGAAAGCCAACATTAGACCAATCGTGACTCCCTTTCTCCTCATCCGTCTTTGTCAAAGTTTCCCAAGCTTTGATAGCCAGATCACAAAAATCATCTGGGAATGCGTTTTCATATACACGGATAAGCGTGTCGTGTTCTTTTCTTGGTGCCAGTACAGCCATTTTATGCGCCCTCGTTTATAGCCCTTATTCGGGCTTTATTGGATAAACTGGGTCTGGTACTGGTGTGTAGCTCGCTGGCAGATCACGCAAAGCTTGTCGATATACAGCCCACTCAGATTTCTGCGCATCCGTTAATGGTGCGTCAGCTAACTGAGAAAAATCAGAGTCGGCAAGCAAAGCGTTGCGCTTATCTCTAAGCTCATCTACTGTAACAACACACTCTTTCCAAACATCAGCCTCAGCATCATACACTAAGCCTGCCTCAATTTCTGCTTGATAGTCCATTGCTTACTCCAAGAACTCAATTTCAAAATAACCATCGCCACCGCGACCACCAAGGCCACCCTGCCCACCGTTGCGACTAGAGCCACCACCACCGCCACCAGACCACTTGCCAGCGCCACCAGATACAGCAAATCCACCAGAGCTACCACTAACACCAAAACCAGATGTTGTCGTAGCTAACCAAGAGCCAGCATAGTGACCTTGCGAGTTACCACCATTAGCGCCTTTAACAGCGCCAATAGGTTGAGTGTTGCCATGATTAGCAACGCCACCAGCACCACCAGCACCACCGCCATTACCACCATGATAGACACCACCGCCACCGCCACCGCCACCGCCAAAGCTAAGAGCAAGACCAGCGCCATTGATATTGGTAGCACCACCTGTGGCACCAGCATGACCGTTTTGACCATTGCGATTACCACCAGCACCACCAGAACCAATTGTGACGTTTACACTACCCGACGTTACTGGATAGATACCACCAACAATAGCAGCACCAAACGCGCCACCACCACCGTTGCCACCAGATTGATTCCAGTTTGAGTTATTGTTGGAGTGTCCAGCGCAGCCGCCACCACCACCGCCACCAGCAGCAGTAATTCGGCAATGAGTCGCGCCTGCTGGAACAGCGATATTATGATTGCCTGCGCTAGCATATACAGTGGCATCAGAAAACGAACTCAAGTTTGCCAAAGCGCTATTAATATCACCAGTAGTAGCTAAGTCGGTAGGTCGCCCCGTAAGACTTGTCCAATCCGGTGTAGCCGCAGCAACAGCCGCAGCAACCTCAGAGTCAGTGGCCATGTTAGCAGTGGCATTATCAACCGCAGCATCAACCGCAGTAGTTGTCGCCAAGTTAGTTGGCAAATCCACCGATGATGAACTGATCATATCGTTAGAGCTAAGTAGCTCTGCGAATCTTTTAGCGCGGGATTTCCACCCAGCTTGTCCGCGTATTGGCATTTTAATTTCTCCTGTAAGACGCTAGTATTGAGGCAGGGTCAAGCATTAGCTAGCCTGTTGCGCTTCCAATGCTTTGGCTACTGCCGCGTCAATTTCAGCTTGTCGCGCTGCGGCTACTTCATCGGCTAGGCGCTGGGCTTCGGCTTCTGCTTCGGCTGCAATGCGTTCAGCTTCTAGTCGTTCAGCCTCTGCCTTAGCGGCTTCTGCGTCTAACTTAGCTTGATACTTATCTTTCCACTCTTGTGTGTGGATAGCAGCACAGATAGCAGCTACGGTTGGATGATCGTCACAGCAGTCGTGGTCTGGCATGTGTACGTCACGGTGGTAGTAAGACGCACCGTTAGGGTTGCCATTTTCATCAAGAGGTAAGCGATTCTCTCGCACTTGAATAGCAATAAAGCCCTCTTCGTTAGGCTCTAATACTTCTACTTTAGAAGATAATACTTTGTAAGTCATAATGTTTTTCCTTTGTTCCACTAGTGATAATCCACACTAGATGATTAAGTAGTGAGATACGTTACAGTCATTCGACCATCAAAGTTATTAGCAACCTGATCAACCATAAGCGTACTAACTGGTATGGTAGTAGATGTTGCTTTATATCCAAATCTTACTTCTGATGTTCCTTCCCATGGAGATGCATATAAATCAGAATGAGAAACATTTACAGCACCAATCCAAGACAAAGAAGCCCCTCCTTGGACTGCTGTACTTGTCATGATATCTGCAACAACGAAAGGAAGTGTTATGCCCAACCCCCCAGAATCTGTACCATTATTAGAAAAGCCCCATCTTAGATGACATGTAACTAAGCGCCCAACTTTTGTATATGTACCTTCTATATTAGCAGTAGTAGCGTCAGATAAGACTCCACCAGAGTATATTGCAGGAGTCCACGTCCCAGTCTCATAATCATCAAGCTTATTAGCTGCACCAGTGCCGCCGAGGTATACGCCACCGGATAGGTATGCGTCTTTATACGCTGATAAAAAGTTACCTAAATCAATAGCATTATCTCGATTACCCCCTGACGAAGTGCAAGGAACAATCTCATTGGAGTTGAACTTAATAAAGCTGTCGCTGCCTGTGGTTCCACCAATGTACATGGCACCCCCCGACTCAACACCAATACTACCAACGGTTGAGCCGTCTTTGCGAATATCTAAAATTTCACCATCTGAGCCAATACGATCAAAGATAGCAGCGTTGTTATTATTCACTCTAGCTTGTACGATGCCTGTGGGGTATACAGTTAGAGAGCCAGCTTCCGCAGCAGTTGTGCCGCCAACCAGCAAGTTACCACTAGAGTCGATGCGCATGCGTTCACCAACAGCAGTATCCCAAATTCTAAACTCACCTGAGTCACCTGAAATTAGGTCGTATCTGCGGTTGGAAGTATTCTCCAAAGCAATTCGTGTGTCTGTGCTTGCTGAAATGTGAAGATTTTGCGTAGGACTGCTAGTACCAATGCCCACGTTGCCTGAGCTGTCTATGCGTAGGCGTTCTAGGGCGCCTGTTAGGAAGCGTAAGTCAGAGCCATTGATTAATAATGGCTGATAAGCTGAATACGTGTTATTCAAAGAATTAATTAAGGCATCACCGGATAAAGTGGTAAATGTAATCCTGTCATCCGCATCAACTAAAATATCCAAACCATCAGCAGTAACCGTGCCTGTTACGTCTACGTTACCAGTAATGGTGCCGCCAGTTTGCTTATTCAGGTACTTAGTATCAGCTTCCGCTTTAGTGTACGTGTCAGCTACAGTAAACGATGCAAAGGCTAATACAACAACCTCATCTCCTACTGTAGCCCCTGCGTTAAGAGTTACAGAAGCACCATCGGTAGCTGTGTAGTCCGACGTAGATAGCTGAATGCCATTTTGATACACACGGATATTACTAGGGGTATATGACAGCGTCTGACCGTCAAGATCCACACCACTAAATACTGTCTGACTAGCAGTAGCTGTGTACTCATAGGTAAACATAGACTGGGTAGATGCAGCACTAGCATCAATCCAAGAACCGCCATCGTAAACCTTCATGCCGACACCTGTATGGAAGTACAAGTTACCTGAAATTAATGGGTCACCATCGTTATTGGCAGTAGGTTCTACAGACTTAGCACCTAGGTAGCGGTCATCGAAGCTGTCGTAAGCCAGAGCAGCATTAGCCGCAGAAGTCGCAGCAGCAGTAGCCGAACTAGCAGAAGCTGTGGCACTTGTCGCAGCACTTGTCGCAGAGTTACTAGCCGCAGTGGCAGAAGTAGCCGCGTTAGTCTCACTTGTCGCTGCGTTAGTAGCAGAGGTTGCCGCTTCACTAGCTTTAGTAGTAGCCGTGGTAGCAGAAGTAGCAGCGCTTGTAGCACTTGTAGCAGCAGCAGTAGCAGAGCCAGCAGCAGACGTAGCAGAAGTGGCAGCATTGGTTTCTGACGTACTAGCAGCCGTAGCGGACGCACTAGCAGCACTTGCGCTTGACGCAGCATTGGTGGCACTAGTAGAAGCCTCACCAGCCTTAGTGGTTGCCGTAGTAGCAGAAGTAGCAGCATTGGTCTCACTAGTAGAGGCATTGGTTGCGCTAGTAGAGGCAGCAGTAGCAGACCCAGCCGCATTGGTAGCTGAGGTGCCAGCAGAGGTGGCAGAGCTTGCCGCATTGGTCTCACTAGTAGCAGCATTTGTTGCGCTAGTAGCCGCATTAGCAGCAGAAGTAGCAACAGCAGCAGCATCAATAACAAGACCTAGATTTGCCCCAATATCTGTACCAATGGCGGCAGCAGATACGTGGTTAGTTAAAGCAATATAGACGTTATCGGTAGCGGAATCTTTAATTAGGTCGCGTACATAGTATTGTGTGCCAGTAACCCAGTTACCTTTCCACTCACCAAGTTCTTGAGCTACAGTAAGATCACCAGCAGAGTCATAGGCTAAAACCTTACCAGCGCGATCTGTGGCGGTATCAGTAATCTCTTGTGGGTTGCCATCAGATACAGTAGCAGCAAAGCGGATAGTTCGATCAGAGGCTTCTTGTAATTGCTGAGCAACGTACACAAGGCGGTCAAATGATTCCTCGATAACCTCAGCGTCAAACTTGCCGTACTGTACCAAGTCTAGTAACTGACTTAGTGGCAGCTTACGCAAGATAGCTACGTTGCCTGTGCCGCTAGCTGGTGCTGAGGTAAACACAACATTACCACCAGACTCCTCACCAACATCACTTACCGAGTAATCAACATCGACAGTCTTTAGAATGTTATCCACATAGACTGTTAAATCTGAACTACTAAAAACTTTGAAAGCATACGGAAAGCTGACTTGTGCGCCAGTGCCGTTATAGTAGTGCTTGTTAGTTGTATTTGATACTGTCACTTTGACCTCCAGACATTATAGCCTTATGGTAACTGTTAATTGTGCGGTTATGTTAGAAGTGGGGTAGCGTATCGCCATGTTTCCACCAATGCTTCTGACCATACTCTGTTTCAC